ATCACAAGCAATTGCTGAATCTACTAAAGATGATGATGGTGCTATATCTGTTTTATCTTATGTAAAAACTATACTACAAGGAATAAATGAATCTATGGGTAATTTAAATGATTTTTTTGTTACCTATGATGAAGGTTCAGGTACTATAAAAATTTATGATAGAACCCCCAAACCAAACTTAATTGAATCAATTCCTGAAGAATATTCAAAATTAAATCTTTTTGGAGTAAGACAAGATCAAGGTTCATTTATTACCAATATTAATTTAGATGCAGAAATTCCTAAAAATTTTGCTACAATGATAGCAATAGGTGCTCAAGCATCAGGAAATAATCTTATGGGTAACGCAGCATCTTTTTCAAATTATAATAAAGGTTTAATTGATAGGATTATACCTGAAAAAATAGATTATGATACTATAAAAAAGAAAGAAGATAAACCTAACCCTATAGAACAGGCTAAAACAATAAAAGAAGAAAAAATATTTAAATCTAAAGAATTAGGGGATTTACCTTTAAAAGAAATGTATAAATTTGGAGGTAAAGAAAATGGTGATAATTATGATAAATATAATTTTTCTGAAAAAGTAATAAATGATCTATCAGAAAATTATACATCTTACATTAAATTAGTTCATGGGGTATTAGCTGAAGCTGATCAAATACCTTCTCCATTTTTCTTACCTTTTAATCTAAGTTTAGAAATGGAGGGCTTATCAGGAATGAAATTATTTGAAAAATTTAGAATAACTGATGATATTTTACCCCCATCATACGAAAAAGATAGTGTTGATATTATTGTAAAAGGTATTAACCATTCTGTTGATGTTCAAAAATGGTCAACTACTCTTGATACCCAATCTGTACCTAGATTTAAACCCCTAATAGTTGAACCTAATAATGAAGTAGCTACAGAACAAAAATCTGAAAAACAACAAAAATTAGCTGCTGCTGCTGAAGAACCAGCACCAACAGATCCTAATGAAGATCAAATTACAAGATTAAGATTAACTAGATTAGTTGATAATGGTTATCAAACTTTAGGTATAATGGAAGTATTAGATGAAAATGGTAATACTTTATATGCATTGCCAACATGTGAATTACAATGGAATGATAATAGGAATAATGCAAGTTGTATACCTACAGGAACTTATACTATTGCTTCGAGATACTCAGAAAGATATAAAAACCATTTTATTGTAGCTAATCAAAGTAATGATTATAAAAAAATAATTGATGATGGAGGACCAATAACAGGAGCAAATGAAAAAAATAGAACTGACGTATTAATTCATGAAGCCTCATCGGCACAACAAAATTCAGGACCTTGGTTGCTTGGGTGTATAGCCCCGGGATTTAAATTTAACACTAATCAAGGAGATAAAGTTAATGGCAATCCTAGAGGAATTGGACCTCAATATGGTAATATTAAATCACCATCAGGTCAACAATCAATTGAAGCAAAACTTAAATTAGTAGGAAGTTTATGGAATACGGGTAAAAATCCAATGTTTAAAATGGAAGTTAAAGCTTTAGGGGGTGTTATTAAACCCATAGAAACTAATTTTTACTCATTTAGTGTTAATTCTGAAATTAGAAGAATTGAAAATATAACAGGAGAAAAATATACTTACTCATAATGACTTATATACCTAAATCACAAATAAAAGAAAACCAATTTACCGGTGGGAATGAATGGTATTATATTAAGAATAATTCTTCTTACACGGGATTTTATTATGTGTTATCTAATGGTAAAGCTTTTACGGGTAAAAACCCAAATGATCCCCCAAATGATGAAATAATTAAAAAAGATTTAATTGCTTCTCCTCAAGTAATAAAAGATGTAAATGTTGACTTTTCAAATGAAGTAGCATATGCAGATAATTGGGATGGTCCTATCTTTAAAGGAGGTCCAAATCAAAATACTAAAGATGTAGAAATATATGGAATATTAACTGATACTGATTATAATTTAGTTAGATCAAAACCTCAATATTCTCCTACATTTCCAACACCTGAAGATTACGAAAAAAAAATGTTTGTAAGATATTTTGTATGTAAAATAAATCAATTAGAATATTTAGAAGTTAATAAAGAAACTTACGATAATATTTTTACCCAAAATAAAGTATGGATGTGGGAAGATTATGTACCTTTTACTTTAAATTGGTATATAAATGGAAATATTGATAGGGTATTTAATAATAATAAAGGATCTATTTTTATAAAAGAAAGAGAAATAAATAAAAAAGGATTAGAAGATTATTTAGGAAAACAATATTTAGAATATTTTAAATATGAAGAAGCAAGTAACTTAAATACAACTGGAGGAGAATTAATTACTCCTACAGGCCAAGATTATGTAGGTCCTTATCACATCCATGAATTTCAAGGACCAATGGAAGGAGCTATACACACATCAACAGCTCATAGAAAACTATTCTATAGAAGATTCTACAGGGGTGAAATAGTTGATTCTTTAAATCAAGAGGGAGTAATTGAAACGGGGGAAACACAAGCAGTAGAATTTACAACAAACATTTCAACAGATCCTAATTATATACCTCCATCACCTAGTGGGGGATCTTCAAGTGGAGGTGGATATTAGATAAATCCTTCATATATTAAAATAAAAAGTTATGTTTTGGTTAGTTGAAAGTAAAGTTCAATTTGAACAATTTACAAATGCTAATTGGGAAGAAGTTTTTATAGAAGTAATTCCAAATAGTTATTTAATACACCCTGCACAAAATAGTATTTGTGCTTTGTATATTAGACCGTTAGTATCAACTAAAGGATTTATTGTCCCACTATCACATAGTGAAACTTTAAATATAAATATAACGGAGATAAACACGATGTTACATAAATTTAGTAGCATATATGTGCGTGATAAGAAGGAATTTTTACATTATTTACCATTAAAAGGCCTCTTTGACATAAACCAACAAAACCCTCCGTATATACCAGAACTACTACAAACACATCACATTTTTAATAGGAGATATCCTAATAAAAAAGATGTA